ATCAAGTTCTTCCGCTCGACCTTCGACAGCGACCCCGCCGACCTCGAAGCGATTCTGGAAGAGTGGAGCTCGAAGCCGGAGACCGAGCGTCTCGCGATCCAGGCCGCCACGAAGGAGTTCTACTACAAGCACTCGGCGCTGGAGAAGACCGGGAAGTCGCTGGGCGGCGTAGGCGAGGCCAGGGTCGCGAAGATGTCGATGCGCGACTGTGTTCACGCCCTGCAGCAGATGGTGCTCGCGAGCCCGCTGTACGGCATCTACACGAACCCCGATGTCGGCCGGAAGGATTTGCCGGCACAGATCCCGCTGACTTGGTTTGATCGGCAGCCGACCAACGCGCCGATGGTGCTGTCATGATCGCCTACGACAAGCGCCGCGGATGCTACGTCACGTCCAAGCAACTCGCGATCCTGAAGGCGCTCGTGAAGCGCAATGACGATGGAACGCCGCTCGATGTGTACCAGCTGATCGAACGCTGCGCGCCAGGCACAACGCGGGGCTCGATGATCTGCTCGCTGCGCCATCTCGCCGGACACAAGCTGATCGAGGAGAGCGGCAAGATGAAGCGCCGCAACCGTATCATGCAAACCTATGTCGCCACCCAAGCGGGCCTAAACCTCGTGAGACCGGCAAACCTGCCGGGAGCGCCGTGATCGTCGGTCTCACACGTATGCGCGAGCGTGGGCACGCACGCGTGTCTGCGCGCCGGTGTGCTCGCGTAATGCGTGGGCACGCGCAGGTGTCTGCGCGTCTACGCGCGTTTTTTAGTATTATTATTATATACTTAATTCTTAGAATCTCTCTGATTCAAAGATTCGAGAATCGAATCAGATTCTCAAATCAACTGTTCTTCTACGAAGAACGGGCTGCGCCCAAAATTTTGTCATTTATCGGAAACCCAGCGGCGCTCGACTAAACCCCGCAGTGCATGCTAGACTACACACATTCACGGAGCTGAAGAGTGAGCAATTCCAATACCCTGTCTGCGGCCGATTGGGCGACCATCATCGCCATGGCCTCCCGCGGCGAGAAGACCGCCAGGGATCTTGCGGATATGTTTCAGGTCTCGCCCCAGGCGATCCACCAAGGGCTGCGCAAGCGCGGCGTTACCTTCGGCTCCCGCGTCCACGAAGTCGCGAAAGAGGTCGAAGACGAGGCCACCGCGGCGCGCAAGAAGCGTGTTCAGGAAGGCCAGAAGAAGGCCGAGGATTACTCGAAGCGGCTCGATCTCGTTGTGCAGCTCACGGTCAAGAAGATCGTGGATGCCAACCAGGCCGGTACGCTCGCATCCGTCAACGGCGACATCATCACTCTGAAGAACGCGATCGCCACCATCTCGAAGGGCCGGCAGGAACACTGGGAGATTCACAAGATCGACGAGCTTCTGCAGGAGAACGAAGAGCTCGCTGAGCTGAACGTGGGCGAATACACCGAAGATGAGCTCGAAGCCATTCGCGCCGCCAACGAGGAAGCCTTCAACGAGAGCCTCGACGGCGAGTTCAACCTCGATGCCGAGGACGACGACGAAGAGGACGACGAGGCTTAACCTTGTCGATGTTCCCGGTCCCCAAGATCAACCTGAAGCTTCACAACGCCCAGGCCCAGGTCTTCCGTCACCCAGCGCGTTTTCGCGTGCTGGTGGCCGGGCGACGCTTTGGCAAAACCCACCTTTCGAAAATCGAGATCATCCGCGCCGCCAAGGGTAAGGGGCGCAAACTCATCTGGTACGTGGCGCCGACATTCTCGATGGCCCGCGAGATCATGTGGGACGAACTGATCGACGCGATCCCTGCCGAGTGGGTCAAGAAGAAGCACGAGACGCGACTTGAGATTCGGCTGATTAACGGCACGGTCATTCAGCTGAAGGGCGCCGACCGACCGGACACGCTGCGCGGCCGCGGCGTGCATTTCATCATCCTCGACGAGTTCCAGGACTTCCGGCCGGAGGTCTGGACGAAGGTTCTGTACCCGACCCTGACCAACACGCGGGGCTCGATGCTCTGTATCGGCACGCCGAAGAGCTACAATCACTTCTACGAGCTCTATCGGATGGGGCAGATCGAGAAGAACCGTATCTCCGGCCAGTGGTGGTCGTGGCAGTTCCCGACGATCATGTCGCCATTTTTCCCGCCATCGGAAATTGCATTCGCCCGAGCGCACCTGGATCCGAAGTCCTTCCGCCAGGAGTTCGAGGCGAGCTTCGAATCCATGTCCGGCCGCGTCTACTACGCGTTCGATCGGCACAAGCACGTTGGCAAATATCCGTTCAACCCGCGGCTGCCGATTATCATCGGGCAGGACTTCAACGTCGACCCGATGTCGAGCGTCATCATGCAGATTCAGCCGAACGGCGACATCTGGATCGTAGACGAGATTTGCCTGCCGAGCTCCAACGCCGTCGAGACGTGCGAGGAGATCGATCGGCGCTACTTCCGTCACAAGAAGACGATCACGCTCTACCCCGACCCCGCCGGCGCGAACCGGAGCTCCAGCCGCGGCGAGAGCGATCTCGACGTGTTTCGCGAACGCGGCTTCAGGAAGATCCTTTACAAGAAAAAGCACCCGCTGGTCAGCGATCGTGTGGCGGTGGTGAACTCGATGTTCAGGTCCGCGGACGGCACCTGTCGAATGTTCGTCAACGACACCTGCACCAAGCTGATCGAGAGCCTTGAACAGACGATCTACAAGACGGGCACCCCGCAGGTCGATAAGAGTCAGGGCAACGAACACATGGCGGACGCCCTCGGCTATCCGATTCACTACCTCTTTGGGCAGCGATTCAAGAAGCTTATTGGCATCAACCTTTGAGCCGCGTGTATGCGTGACAACACGCATGCACTTGTGGTAAGATGGGCACGTCATGACCATCGATCTCGTCACCCTTCAGACGGCAACGCCCGAGCAGCTGCTTGCCATGGTCAAGCGTCGCCACCCCGACTACGCGGCGAGCTGCGATCATTGGGAGTTCCTGGAGCTGTCCTACAAGGGCGGCCGGGAGTGGATCGACGCCAACATCTTCACCTACCACAAAGAGGGGAAGAAGGAGTTCGCCGAGCGCAAAAAGCGCGCCTACCGCTTCCCACACAGCCGCGAGGTCATCAGTCTCGTCAACAAGTACGTTTTCAAGGGCGCGATCGATCGGCGCGAAGACGGTTCACTGCCGATCGAAGTGAAGGACTTCTGGAAGGCGTCGACCCTTCTGAAGCGTCCGATCGAGGATCTCATGAACACGATCTCGACGTGGACTTCCACGTTCGGTCGTATTTGGGTGGTCGTCGACAACAACATCCCGCCTGGCACGCTGACGGAGGCACAGCGCAAGGAATCAGGCGGCCGCAGCTACGCCTATCACCTGAAGCCGATCGACGTGCTCGACCTGGCCTACGACAGCGACGGGGAGCTCGAATGGCTGCTCAACCGTGAGTATTTCCGCGACGACAGCAATCCGCTGACGGCCGGCGGACTGTCTTCCAGGTTTCGTCTGTGGACGAAGAACTTCTCCGTCCCGATCACGGTTCGGAAGGAAGGTCAGGATGAGATCGCCGAGCTCGGCATCGCAACCGAATACAACCTCGGCATTGTGCCGATCTTCCCGGCGGACCATTTCGCAAGCGAGGAACTCTACAAGAGCCTCGGACTGATCGATGACGTTGCCTACCTCGACCGCGCGGTGGCGAACTATCTCTCGAACCTCGATGTCATCATTCAGGATCAGACTTTCAGCCAGCTCGCGATCCCGTTCCAGGGCCTGCTGCCGTCCGAGAACGCCGGCGACCCCGACGATGACGGCTCCAGCGACGAGCGCAACCACATCCAGCAGATGGGCACGCGCCGCGTGTTCGCCTACAACGCCGAAGGCGGCGCCGCTCCCGAGTTTCTGTCCCCGGACGTAAAGCAAGCCGACATCATCATGAAGGCGGTCACCAAGATCGTCGGCGAGATCTACCACTCGATCGGCATGGCCGGCGAGCGCACGAAGGAGGACAACTCCGCGGGCATCGACAACAGCTCCGGCGTCGCGAAAGCCTATGACTTCGAGAAGCTCAACGCGATGCTGGCCGCCAAGGCTCGCAGTCTGCAGAACATCGAGAAGAACCTGATCCGGCTGGTGAAAGCCTGGAACGGTCAGAAGATCGAGCTCCAGGACATCGAGGATTACGTCACCTATCCGACGACCTTCGACGTGCGAAACCTCGCCGACGAGATGGACAACGCTCAGCGACTGTCGCTCGTGAACGCCCCGAAGAAGCTGCGCCAGATGCAGATGGAGCGCATGGCTCGCAAGATGTTCCCGCAGGCGACCGACGAAGAAATGAAGGCGATCGTGAAGGACATCGAGGACAACTGGCTCAACGAAGACCTCGCGCCTCCGACGCTTGCCGATGCTCCCCAGCTCCCCAAGAAGCCCGCCCCCGGCGGTCAGAAGAAGGGCAAGCAGGGCGAGAACAATAAGCCCACCCGGAAAACGGTATGACCACCAACCCTGGTGGTGAGCCGCCGTCGCACGACAACCCGGTTCCAGTGATCCTCGTTCCCGCTCCAGCAAGCGGGTTCAAGGTCGGTGAGCCTGTCAGCAGCGACAATCCGATGCCAGTTCAGATCTCGGACGACCTCAGCGCACTCCAGGTGACTGTGCTGCCTGCGGGTGTGAATCACCTTGGCGAGGGCGTTTCCATCGACAACCCCCTGCCTGTCTTCCAGGTCGAAGGACAGATCAGCGTCGCCGGCGAGCCCTATTCGAGCACCAATCCTGTGCCCGTAGTTGGCCTTGTCCCTCCGGTCCCCGCGAACGCTCTCACCTTGAATGGTGAGGTTGTCCAATCCGGCACCGAGACTGTCGTTTTCACCGCCTAAAGGAATTTATCGCCATGACCATCGAGCTGTCTGACGCCCTGCCCCAGGTGCCCTCCTATAAGAATTTGACGTTCCGTCGCGGCTTCCCGCGCAAGTTCAAGTTTGTCACCTATGGCGACAGTAAGTCTAACAAGATGGGCGGCATGAACGCGACGGATTCGTCGCTGCGCTTTGCCATGCTGATGTACCCGATCCACTACGAGATCACTGGCGCGGACGTATGTGGCGTGTCCGGCATGGCTGTGAAGACCGAGGCTGGGCATCTCGCGAACGACACGGTGATGGCGCCAATGCTCGCGCGCTTCGCGGCCGGTCGCAACACCATGATCTTCAAGGGCTTCACCAACGACAGTGGCAAGAGCGTCGCCGAGGACATGGCGGCCTTCCGTAAGATCCACGAAAAGGCGCGCGCTGCCGGATGCCAGCTGATCATCATCATGGGTTTGAATCCCTACGATCCGAACGACACGGTTGCGGCTCGTAAATACGAGAGTATCGACCAGGCGCTCCGCGACTATGAGCACCTGAACGATGACGCCTGGTACGTGCCGACGACGCTCGCGCTGACCAACCTCGCCTCGAACGATCGAACTTCGATCACCGCACCCTACCCGGTACTCTCGGACGGCGTTCACGAGAACAACCGTGGTGCGTTCATTGAAGGACAAGTGCTCGCGCGCGAGTTCCAGCGCCGCGGCGTACCGCGTCGCACCATTCGCACGCTTAGCGCCGCCGACGCCAACTATGGACCGAACATCGGCACGGCGCAGCAGAGCCCGGCCGGCAACTTTCTCGGCCCGCTTGGTACGTTCACGCTGATCGGCAACACCACCGGGATGCAGGTCACCAACGCCGGCACCGGCACCCTTCCCGACCCCGCACAGTGGGTCGGCCTCAACACGGCGAATACGTGGTGCAAGCTGACCGGCCAGCTGACAGGTAGCGTCAGCCTGGCGATCGTGAATGACGCTTGCGACTTTCTCAATGAAGAGGGCTTCCGCACTGATGTTGTTCGCCCGCGCCTTGTTCTCTCCGGCACCACAGGGGCCGGCGGCATGTCGCTCTCGATCGACCTGTACCGCAACTCCTACCAGGCGGTGAGTCCATCGGCCGCACTGCCCGGTGGGTTCTACAGCGAGGGTGAGTTCGCCTGGGCGGCTAAGAACCTGGCCGGCCTGGCGCAGGTCAAGGGCGGGCCGAGCATGGGCGGCGCCGGGGCAGCCCCAACTATCCCGGTGCCGACTTTCAGCGCTCTGATCCAGGAGTTCTCCGCGGCGCCTGTTTGGGTCGCTGGCAATGGCTCGTTCGGCGCTTACGAAGGACACATCTCGACGACTTGGGACTTTGCCCCAAATCAGGTGCTCGACGGCAGTTCGATCCAGCTGATCGCCGCAGCCAATCGGCAGATCTTCGCGGTACAGCCGGCAGCCGCCTAAACAACTAACCAGATCGGCGAGAGAGTCACTCACCTGTCGGCTTGCCGGATCGGCACGTTAGCTGGCGATAGGTCAACACTCATCTCTCGCCGATCTAGGGTTGTGGCACTTACTGCATGTGTGTTATATTGCATGCAATTAGGACACCATTTTCAGTAAAGGTTTTGAACCCAATGACCCTCAAGAGCCATTTCATGGCAACCGCGATGACCGCGGGTTTCCGTCCGACCGCCCTCGAACGCTCGATGGGTCGTCTACTCCGCGACCCCGAAGGTCACGAAGGTGAAGGCGACGGTAAGCGCGAGCCACCGGAGGGCGAGACGGCCGCACAGAAGGCCGCTCGTGAAGCCGCCGAAGCCGAAGCCGCGGGCAAGACTGCGGATGCCGAACAGACTGCTGCAGCGCTTGAAGCCGCGAATGCCGAGCTCGAAGCTGCTCGCGCCCGTCTCGCCGAGTTCGAGGGGATCGACGCTGCCCAGGCTCGCGAGAACGCAAAGAAGGTCGCCGACGCCGAGAAGGCCAAGAAGGAGGCCGAGAAGGCCGCCAAGGAAGCCGAGCGTGCTCGCGCCCAGGCCGAGAACGATGTCGAGGCCCTGCGCCGGATCCAGAACGAAGAGCACAAGGCTGAGCTCGACCGCATTGCCGCGGAGCGTGACGCCGAGCGCACTCGTGCCCAGTCGGTCGAAGCCGAGCTGACCCGCGTCCGCACCGAGAATGCGTTCAACGGCTCGAAGTTCATCAATGAGGAGACGATTCTCACCGGCGCGAAAGCGCAGCGCTTGTTCGGCGATTATGTCGAGGTCGAGGACGGCAAGGTCGTCGTCTACGATGCGCCACGCGGCGAAGCGAAACGGGCTCGCGTCCAGGATAGCAAGGGCAACAGCCTGTCGTTCAACGAGGCGATCGCCAAGGTGATCAACGCCGACCCCGACAAGGACTCGCTGCTCAAGAGCAAGACCAAGCCGGGCGCCGGCACGTCGACCACGGAAGGCAAGCCGGAGAAGCCGGCCCAGAGCCGTCACCAGAAGCTGGCGGCTGGCCTGGCGAACCTCCGCAAGAACAGCGAGCGTTAAAACTTTAGTCCGACGGCATGTGTGTTATTGCACATGCAGTCGGACTTTGGTATTATGATCGCCACAAGCCAACCAAAAGAGTTTGAAGGAGTTCCTTGATGCCCCTGCTTCGTGTTGAAGCCGAGAAGCTCTCGAACAACATCCTGGAGCAGGGTGTGATCGAGGAGATCATCGACAACGATGCCATGTTTGCCCTGATGCCGTTCATGCGGATCGTCGGCAAGGCGTATGTCTACAACCGCGAGAACACGCTTTCCGAAGCCGAGTTCCTCGATCCCTACGATGTCGTGCCGGAAGGTGGCGCGGACTTCGACGAGATCGTCGCGAAGCTGCGCATCCTCGCGGGCGATGTCGACATCGACAATTTCCTCGACGAAACGATGTCCGACACCAACGACCAGACCGCGATCCAGATCGCGTCGAAGGCGAAGGGCATGCAGCGCAAGTTCCAGCGCACGCTGGCGATCGGCAACAGCACCACGAACCCGAAGGAGTTCGATGGTCTTCCGCAGTTGGTCGACGCGAGCCAGGTCAAGCTGGCCGGCACCAACGGCGCCGCGCTGACCTTCGAGGCGCTCGACGCCCTCCTCCGCTCGGTTCCGCTCGGCGCGGACGCGCTGATCATGCGTGGCGGCACGCACGACGCGATTCTCTCGATGCTTCGCACGCTCGGCGGCACCACGCCGGAGCATGTGACGCTTCCGGGTTCGGGTCGTGAGCAGAATGGCGGCCGCGCGCTGACCGTTCCGGCTTACCGCGGCGTTCCGATCATCGTGAACGACTTCCTGCCCGGCGACGAAGTTGCCGGCACGTCGAACAAGACCTGCTCGATCTATGCGGCTCGCTTCAACGAGTCGGACGGTCTGCACGGCCTGTTCGGCGGCCCGGCGGTCGGCATCCGCGTTCAGCACATCGGCCCGGTGCAGAACAAGGACAGCGAGCGCTACCGGCTGAAGTGGTACTGCGGCACGGCGCTGAAGAGCACCAAGTCGCTCGCCCGCCTCTCGGGTATCACCAACATTTAACTTGGGTGCATGCGTGACAACACGCATGCAACCTGCTACGAAGTGCCCTGGGAGGGCCGGTGGCCTCAATCGGCCGCCGGCCCTTTCTCTTTTCAAAGGAATGAGTTCATGAAGGTTCGCATCGGTTCTGCTGGCTGGGAGACGTTCACCGGCCGTCTTGGCGGCAACGCCATTTTTGAAGACGGTGTTTGCGAGGACATCTCGCCGCGCGACGTTCAGCGGATCGCCACGTCGATCATCCTCCTCGACTTCGAGACCAACGAGCAGATTGGCCCCGCAGTCATCCACGCCTCGATGAAATTCGACTCCGCGCCGGTGATCGAGCCGCTGATCGAGAAGACCGAGGTCGACGCCAAGGAAGAAGAGGAGCGCGAACGGCTCGCCAAGGAAGCCGAAGAGCGCGCTGTTCAGGAGGCCAAGGATCTCGAAGCCGCTCGCGAAAAGGCTGCGGCCGAAGCTGCGCAGACGGTCTACACTCGTCAGGAGCTCGAAGCGGTCGGCGCGAACGATGGCATCGAGGGTCTGCGCGAGATCGCTACGCCGCTCGGCGTGAAGGGTCGCTCGATCGCCGAGTTGGTCGACAGCATTCTGCAGGCCCAGGCGAAGATCGCGGCGGCCTAACCGATGCCCAAGCAGCTCACCGCCGGTAAGGCCGGCACCATCACTGTTACCCTCGTCGATGACAACGGCGCTGCCGTCCAGGCATCGGCGGTGAGCTGGAAGCTATTCGACGAAGTTGGAAACGAACTGTTCGCGGGTACGGTCGATAGCTTCAACGCCAACGACCCGACCGCGCGTGTGGATCTCACCGCGGAGCAGACGACGACGACCGAGCCGATGGTCGCGCGCGAGCTGATCGTAGAATGCACGACCGCGACCGATACGGTCGAAGTACGCGAAGCGTTTCTGATCGTCTCTGCGGTGCCCCTGACGGTCGCTGAGAACACCTTTCAGACGCTAACCGAGTCACTACTCACTCGCGCTGAGTTTGCGTCGCTACCGGGCTGGGACCGCGCAACCCGCGACCAGCAAATCGCCGCGATGATTCAGGCTTACCGTCACATCGTCCGCGTGCCGCTCACCCTGCAGGCGCTACCGGACACCTACAACCGCATCAACTGGTGGGGCCGGAAGGTTCCCCTCGCCCGCCTCGATGCGGCCGAGTTCAATGAGCTTCCCCTCGCCTTTCGTCGCGCAGTCAAGCGCGCACAGCTGGCCGAGGCCAACGTGCTCCTCGGCGGCGATCGCGTCGGGGACAAGATCCGTGCCGGCATCGTCTCCGAGACAACCGGCGAGAGCTCGATGTTCTTCAACTCGAAACCCTATCTCAACCTGCCGATCAGCAAGCAGGCATATGAGGAGCTCAAGAGCTTCGTCCGGCTCGTGGTTCAAGTGGCGCGCGCGTGAGCTACGACATCGCAGCCTTCGTTGACCAGGCGGGCGAGCGCTACTCCAACTTCTTGAACATCCTCCGCAGCCAGGTCGATGTCGTCATGCGCCGCGGCCCAACGAATGAGGAAATGCGTCAGGAAGCGAACGCGGTTGCCGGTGGCGCGGCGCGCGCCTGGGCAAGCGCCGAACACGCGGCCCTCAATGAGGCTGTGTGGGGTGTCGCCCTCGACGGTTGGCGCCAGGCTCACGAGGACATGGGTCTCGCGGTGCCGGACAGTCTAGAAGACCACCACAGCTTCATCTTCGAGCTCGCGTCCTAT